CGTCCGGCAATTATCATGAGCCAATTCCGCCGTGCTGTTTGACTATATCTTAAAAAGCAAATGTCAACAGAACAGACGGTTGCAATAAGCTGAACACGGTAGAGACTTTATGAACGTAGAATATCGAAACAATAAAAAACTAAAACTAATACGGCTTAATCGCAAGTGGCTGACTGTTTCAGCTTGATTGCGTGGTTAGGCAGTAAAAACACCCTAAGCAAAAGAGGAAATATATGACACCACAACAAATTTTAGGACTGCACCTTGACGAGATGAAATTACAAAAACAGATTAAAGAACAAAACGTTATGAAAATTGAAAGCGAGATTTCTATTCTTAGAGAAGAAATAGATAGGTTTGAAAAAACAAAAGCCGCTATGGAGAAGTTTTTATCTGCCTAACGGTATGGAGCTAATTTGCCGCATGCAAAATGAAGAATGATACACAAATATCGATTTTAGAAACTACAAAGAAACGGACTAACGTAGAACGCTCATTCGGTCAGCGTGAGCGCATGGTTAGGTTGCAACACCGATTGATTAACGATCACTTCCAGAACTACAAGCCCTATGCGATACCCAAAGCCCAACTTGTGATAGCCGACATACCTTACAACGTGGGGATAAATGCCTATGGTTCAAATCCTTCTTGGTATGTAGACGGCGATAACAAAAACGGCGAGTCCAATCTTGCGGGAAAAGAGTTCTTTGATACCGACAAGGATTTTAGAATATCAGAGTTCCTTCATTTTTGCTCAACGCTGTTAGTAAAAGAACCAAAGGAAACAGGGAAAGCCCCCTGTATGGTTGTATTCTGCGCGTTCGATCAGCAAATGGAAATAATCGAAAAAGCAAAAGCATACGGATTGATGAACTATATACCTTTGACATTTCGGAAAAACTTTTCCGCGCAAGTTCTCAAAGCCAATATGAGGATAGTAGGCAACTGCGAATATGGATTGGTTCTCTATCGCGGCAAGCTCCCGAAATTTAACAACGATGGCAAGATGGTATTTAATTGCATGGACGTTGAACGAGACACAAGAAGCCCGAAGATACACCCAACACAGAAAAGCGTTCCACTTCTGGAAAAACTGATAAAGATATTTACAGATGAAGGCGAGGTTGTGATTGACCCAGTGGCAGGAAGTGGAACATCAATCATTGCCGCGATGAACTGCAACAGAAGCGCATACGGTTTTGAAATTAAGAAACCATTCTTTAACGAGGCGAGCCGTTGGATAGAAGAGGAAAAAAAGGCAAAAGAGGAAATCAAGAGTTTAGGTTGGGCGAAAACAAAAGCCAGCAAAGAGCACCCAGTTCTGGATTTCAGTGTTGCAACCTAACGGATCGCGTTTAACCTGCGGGTGTAGATAACTTTCAAAATAATATTAAGAAAGGCGGTTGTTACTATGGAACCCAAGATATTGAAGGCAGAATATAGGGCGGGAGCGGGATGGCAGATAAGAGCATTGATACCATTTCCGGTAAACTGTGTTGAAGCAACATTAAAGGCTACATACCAGCCAATAGTACAAATACACGATAATTGTATGGAGTCTTGCATCGGATACGAACCTTGGATTCAATTTCCGCCAGAAGAATGGAGCAAGATGATAGAAAAAACATTCACGGAAATGGTATCTCTTTGGAACGAAAAACATTCAGAGGAAAAAGAGAAGCAACCGCCTCAACGGGAAATAGTACCAAGCCCATCCCGTCAGGCTGAAACGCTGGTTATACCGCAAATTGCTACGACAGAAACAGAAAAAAAATACCACGAACTGCTCTATGCCGTAGAGAGAAAATTTGAGAACGAAACAAGACATGAAACAGCATTAAAGTACATAAGAAACGCCGAACGTAAAACGGATATTGGAAATGCGAAAAGCAATTTGTCGGTATAACGGTTTGCAGGTTGCATAACGGAAGGCGCATAAGCTGCGCGTACTAAAAATTTGGGAAATAGTATGAGATCGAATCTAAAAACATATCACAAATACGGATTAACGACCAACGCTGACCGCGTCACGCTTGAAGCGTTGGTTAGCCCGCGTGAACTTATTAGACAGAAGGCACAATACTTAGAAGCGATAGCCCCGTTGATAAAAATAAAAGTTGATATGATGACAAAATCTTCCAGTTGCCTAATGAAAAACGTTGACGGCTTCTGGATAATACAATACCCTGCCGAGTTGCAAAAAACATTGGATTTAATTGATGAGCGAATTGAACAAATAAAACGAGCAATATTCAGCACGCCATAACAGAAAGTAAATAGTTATGAATGATATAATTGAAAGAATAAGAACCGCACAGATACGCGCAGGTGAAAATGAAGTATTAAAACACCTTAAAGAAATTGGGTTTAGAGATGAACAAGATCTTAAAAAGCGGCAAGCAGAACATTTAAAAAATGTTCGCGGTGGTAGAAATTGGCAGCCATGTTTACATGATGGGTGCTCAGAATGTTTTGGGACTGGAGTAAGACGCGATGGCACGGCATGCGTGCATAACTTGAGTTGTTCGTGCCCAAAATGTTCTCCGTATACATAATGATAAAAACATTTCAAATAGACGGGCGAACAGCCCAAGTTGATGAAGAAGATTATGACAGAGTTATACGGCATACCTGGCATCTTCGTCATGGTAAACCTCGAGCACGAATATTCTTAAAACGTGTAGCACCTCCCGGTGTAGATGTTGAAAAACTTCCGGCAGTACCGCATCAAATACCTTTAGAACGCTTTGTTTATGGATTTACTCCTTATACAAATACACGTATACTCCATTTGTTGGGGGATCAATTAAACTGTGCACGAAGTACAATGTTTGTCGATTCAAAAGATCCCACGATAGCTACAAAATTTAAAGGTGTTATTATTCGAGACACTGGGGTTTTTACGATCACAGACGAAGGAAAAGAATTAGGTCCGTTTCCTACTGAATTTGAGGCCGCAAAAGCATACGATTCTTGGGCATTGTCAGAATATTATTGGAGAGCAAGAACAAATTTTTATCCACAATTATTGGAGAAATGATGTATAAAAATATCACATATGTATTTCTTATACTTATATGGGTATGTGTTGGATATTATATATCAACAGATGTACGCAAGTTAAAGGTTGATAATCAACTAAAAGCTGATAGCTTGGTAAGTATGTCCCATGAGATAGCTACATTACGAGTTAAAATTTTAAATATGGAAGTAGTGCAGGATACTAGATATGCCGAACAATGTCGTGTAGATAGTATACAAGATTGGTATTCACAACTTTTAAATATAAGGACAGCACCGCTGTTAAGCGAGCAATGATGGTTTATAATATTGGTTTAGACTTAGATGGAATTTTTTTTAATTGGTCCCGAGAATACGGAAAAATTATTCGCGAAATAGGCGGGGATCATCTGCCTGAAATAAATAATGAAACGGAAGACGTACAATCATGGGATTGGTCTGAATGGCACCCAGCCGGCAAAGTATTATTAGATAAAGCTTGGCAAGTAATGACGGAAAAAGATGGATTCTGGGAAAATATAGAAGTACTGCATTCTGAGCAGGTAAAGTATATGCGAGAGCATTTCGACGCACATCCTAACATCGCTGTATATTTTATTACTTCAAGGACAGCTACAAAAGGTGATACATTAATACGACAAACTATTAAGAGTCTGGAAAAGGTAGGATGGACTAGTCCTCAGGTTATAGTTTCGTTTCGTAAGGGATCGCTAGCGCGTGCATTAGATTTAAAATACTTTCTAGATGACCGTGCGGAAAACTGTGCTGAAGTCGCCATGTCAAATCCAGAAACCAAGGTATATATTTTGGACAAAAAGTATAATCGCATACTTCAAGATAAGTACTTTAAAATTACCAGGATAACGTGTTTAGAAGCATTTACGGATGCGGTAATTAAGGATTTATCTTAAAAATTTCTGGTATAAGATAATACAACGTGCTGTTTACAGCACTATAACGCGTGGAAACTTGGCTAGGATTGACTCCTCCGAATAACTTTACACCCCCTAATAAGTAAAGAGTGCCAAACACGCGCCAAGACATTATTTGACTTTAAATGAAAAAAGTCGTATACTTACTAAGTTTAGGGCCGGATTTAGATCGTTATCAATCACTCTGAATGAATAAAACACGGTCTATACCATTTGCCCTTTTATATTTTGAGTTGGGTCGCTTGTACAGGGTTATCCCGTTAAGATAAAACTCCTGAACATTTCTATTATCCAACTTTTATTTTGGGCGTGTAGTTTAATTGGGAAAATTTGAGTCCTGCAAACTCGAGTCGGGAGTTCGAATCTCCCCATGTCCACCAGTAGCAGGTAAATCCAAGGTTAAGTGTGACGGCGCAAGCTATCATAAGTATATTCTAAATATACCACCCTTTGGGTCTGCTAACTTGGAGAGTTACCTCAGAAGATGTTTGGTCAGAGGAGCTGCATCACTGCAGCAAGTCGGTAGTTCGAATCTATCACTCTCCACCATAAGCTGAGTCGCATGAGATGGTTATCATTCATTAGTAGCACGTCCGATGGCTGCGAGAACCGTAAGTTACGACTTATGGGGATAAAGGACAAAACTCCGCCTCAAAACATTATTCGGCTTTTTAATTTATGCACTATAAAAAATCCTATGTTGAAACACAACAGACTACAAATTCATACGTGTTTCGTAAAACGTATAAAAAATATATTTGTAAGTTAACAGGTAAATGTGATTATTGCCCTTGGCACAACGGCGAAAATAATAGAAGCAACCGTCGTCATTATAGTTGGAAGGTAGAAAAAAGAGTAAGACATCAATATGAACAAGGTTATATTAACCCCTGGAAATCTAATCGTTGGCGATGGCCATGATTTTACTGCAAAACTTCAGCATCTTGTAAATGGAAAGGGTGCAACACATGGTTGTACCATAACATATCCTACTGGTGCTGGTCGAGATATAACATTGGCATTATCAGCAGAATATAATGGTGTTGTTCATTCTACCTGGGAAAAATTTCTTCCAGACGATAACTATAACTTTTGGATCTACGAAATAATTGATGCAACGCAAGAAGAACTACAGTACGCACTTGATTACTGTGAAAAAGAGTTTCTTAATGACAAATATGGTTGGTCTTCTTGGCTATGGTTTGGTTGGGCAGGACTTTGGCAACGAGTATTAAATCCAATCGGACGTTTCTTACATATAGGTTTTTTGCAGCACAACGTACTTAGCGAAAATAATTGGTTTACCGCGGGTACATTTTGCACGGAACATACATATTGGTTTTTGACAAAAATTACAGAGTTGCACCCCGAAAAATGGGGGAAACTCCGAGAAATTTTAAAGCAGTACTTTCCAAATACATTTCAACCAATTCAGTTTAGGGATCTTTTACAAGATAAAAATTTATTTAGGTTGAAAATGCAACGAGTCAACAAAATAACAACAAGTTTTTAGGGGTCGAATAAATCATCGTTATCACTTAACGGAAAAAAAGAACTCAGCCGTTCAATTCGGCGCGCCCGTACCCAAAAATGGAAGAGTCGGGCACTACCGGTGGTTAAACATTATCCCTATTATATTTCAAGGAGTAGTCATGCCAAAAAATTACGAAATACTTAGTAACGCACAAATTGAATCACGCGCTGTGCTATGTCGTGAAGAAGCGTTAGATTTTATTACAATGAAACCATTAACTGACGCCCCTATATTAATTACGGAAATATCACCCGGAGTAGAAGTTAAAACACATTATAATGTAGTAGCTTTACCAGATTTTGCTTGTGGCGGAAGATAGACGCACGTTAAGTAAGCTCTGACGCGTTTGCACAAATCTTACTATATCGTCTTCGACGGTTACTATTTGAAACACGTATTATAGGTATCAAACCCTATCAAGCAATACCACCGTAAGGTGGTGTAGTCTTCTACTCGTCTCAGCGAGTAGAAGTAATCCGTTACCGCCGGTAGGCCGGCAAATACCACTATGGCGAAACTGGCAGACGCTTACAATGTATCAAAGTAGCAATCCTGGAATAGTATTAATCAGTGAACTGTCGATAGGTGATGTTTCGATAAGCATTGTGCGATAAAGTACGTGTGGTATAACCACACATCATTATCGTTTGAACCTCCAGAAAGCGAAGATATGTTGGATACTATAATGGCAAGTTCGATGCCACAATAGATTTGTGTACTCATATAAAAAACACACCTACACGAATCATCGAATGTTGCAGGTTCGAAGCCTGCTAGTGATTGGGTAACATTACGCTCTATAGTAGAGTAATAAACTATAGCCGCACCGAGCTCTGCGGAAAGTCTTTTGATGGCCATCGAGAGATTTGGGAACTACACTTATATATAGTACTCCTCTGATATCGTAATGGATGTCGCGTAATGTTATACTTTATTGTGACGAAAGTCACTGGTGGAGGTGCGGTGAGTTCATCTGGTTGCTAAGCTGCTGGTTGAGCTCCCCACCCTAGTTTCGCCTCTGGACTTAATAACAGAGCGCATGCGTTTTCCGTCACGCCAAAAATTTGACGGGTTATTTTAACATTTGAAAATAGACAGGCCTGGTGGTCGCGAGCCTGCCTGAGCTGTCACCATTGTTCCTCTATTTTCAAATAAGAATGAGCCGCGGAAAGTTCGTTATCATATTCAATCGAATGATCGAACATTGTTATAGTTGGGTTACTCGGTGGAGAGTGATATGGCATTAGCCGTAAACAGCCTCGGTGAAATCGAATAATACAAAACGATTATAACGACTTATGTCCAAGTATAGGGCAGCGCTGTCTGCGCGTTAAAAAGAATATGCCCAGGGCCTGAGCTATAATCAGGTAACGCTGCTTGTCAAAAGCATTCGGATTTTCAAAGTTTGCTCATTCATTTTTTTTATATTTTGAAAACAATAGGAGTCACCTAGTAATCTAACTTACTCTCAAAAGGAGTCGAAATGAAACAAAATATTTATTCGCAAGCTGCACAGAAAATGAATCCTAATGGTCCTACTCCTCAATCACAACCAATTCCCGGCAAAACTATGGTTCAAAATGCTGCTGGTGGTTATGTATTTGAGGTTGATCTTTGGCAACGTTTAGACAGATTTTTGATTTTAGGCTCTGAATCTGGTAACTATTATGTCGGTAAGCAGCAAATGACTGAAGATAACGCAAAAAACGTTGCTGCTTGTATAGTAGCAGACGGCAAGCGCGTCGTCGATACTGTTGTAACCATTTCAGACGCCGGTCGAGCTGCAAAAAATGATCCTGCATTATTTGTACTTGCAATGTGTGCGTCAGCCGAAAATGTTGCTACACGCAAATATGCCTTGCAAAATTTAGCAAAGGTTGCACGTATTGGCACGCACCTATTTCATTTTGTCGAGTATGTAGACAAAATGCGTGGCTGGAGTCGTTCGTTACGAAGCGCGATTTCAACATGGTATACTGATTTGCCAGATGATAAACTTGCGCTGCAGCTTACAAAATACCAGTCTCGTGATGGATGGAGTCATCGTGATATATTGCGATTATCCCACCCAACGCCTACCAGTGAAAACCAGATGCTGGCCTTCAAGTGGGCCGTTGACAAATTTCATCAACAGAAAGACAAGGGATCAAAGAATTACAATCTTGATGCATACGCACAAGATTTACAAGCGCTTAAAGAAAAACTTCCTTTGATCGGCGCTTTCGAAGCCGTAAAGGCAACAGATGATATGAGAGAAGTTGTTCATTTAATCGAACAGCATAAGCTTCCGCTGGAACTCATCCCGACTGAAAAACGTACACATGAAGTTTATGATGCAATTATACCAAATCTTGGTGTTGGTGCTCTTATTCGTCAACTCCCCACATTGACTAATGCCGGGGTACTTGGCGAAGTTGGAAGTGCGAATACTAAGATGATTGTAGATAAACTACATGATATGGAGTTGTTAAAGAAGGGTCGAATACATCCGATTCAAGTTTTACTTGCTTATGCAACGTATAAGTCAGGCAAGAGTTTCCGGGGTACCAATACTTGGAGACCTATACAGAAATTAGTAGACGCACTTGATGAGTGTTTCTATTTAGCATTTGGTACTATTGTACCAACCGGAAAACGTATGCTTCTTGGACTCGACATTTCTGGTTCTATGAGCGGTGGTTATGTTATTGGGTCAGAGCAACTGAGGCCATGTGAAGTAACAGCCGCCATGTCTATGGTGACTATGCGTACTGAGCAGGATTGGGTGATTAAAGGGTTTTCAACGTATTTTTGTGATTTAGGCATCTCACCAAAGCAGTCCCTTAACGAGGTTATGCGACGTGTGGCGAACCTGAACTTTGGTGGCACGGATTGCTCATTACCAATGATATACGCAGAACAACACAAGTTACCGATTGATGCTTTCCTAGTCTACACGGATAATGAAACATGGGCGGGTAAAATGCACCCTGTTCAAGCATTAAAATCCTATCAACAAAAGATGGGTATTCCGGCAAAACTTATTAGCATAGCGACAACTGCTACCAATGGCGCCATTGCAGAAGAAACTGCGTACACTATGAATATTGCAGGTTTTGACGCTGCAGCGCCAAATATCATAAGTGAGTTTATTCGCGGATAAATATAAAGAAAGGGTAGTGTAATAACTGCCCTACTTATTATGAAAATACAAATACAAGTAGATAGTAAAAAATACGGGGTTAAAAAAGGTGATACAGCCTTTGTAAGTAAAGCACGTTGTGTAGGTGATATGGAATTGTTTGGAATAAAATCTCCAAAACCCGGCGTAGGTATAGTGTGGTTTACATCAAAAGAGATTAAGCAAATATGACGTATTATGATTTATATTTAGAGGGTGGGCACATTGTTCCTATTCAAGACCCTAGGGATGATATAGCAGAACTATGGAGAGCATATATCTCTGTAGATCATATATTTATAAATGCAATTAGCGGCCCAGCGATTATCCGTTCAGATAAACTTGTAGCAATTATTCGGGTAACAGTATCTTGAATAAAGAGGCCACTAAACTGTGGCCTCTTTTTTTATCTCGTTAGCTAGTACAAGATTATCAGAAAGATTTGGGTGCATTGCTAAACATAATGGTTTACATTCAAAAAAATTATTCCAAAACACAGGATCTCGCCCAGGGATAATGTACGGATTTTTATTTTTACCCTTTAATAGTTGATATATAGTTACTTCTGTATCATTTACAACCTGGGTAACATTCGAAAATATATTGCCATATTCTGTGTTTAAAAGAAAAAAATCTGCTGATAAACTTCCTTCAAAATTATGATGCCAATAATTTCCTGCGAAGGGTCTACGAACTTTGTCCATTTCTTCAAATATACTAATCAACTTATCTTCATTTAAAGGCCAGACATGCGCAGATAGTTTTAAATATCGGGTACTTTGTACCTTCTTAGCTTTAAACCATTTCATACTTTCGACAATCATAGATAGTTCCCTAGAATTATCTCCTGTATTTTGTAGTCGCACGTCACAAGGGAAGTTTTCATGTGATCCAGAATAAGCTACACACACAATAGGTTTAATTTTAGTAAAACCATCTAATATTTTCATTAATGATGATAAATGATCTTCTGTATTATAACAGGTCACGATAATATTTATGTTCATGTTATAATATACGTAAAAATTACATAAAAATCAAATGTGGAATAAGTTATGACAATAAATGAAGCGCAAGAACAATTTAAGCAACAAAGCATTGCATTAACTGGGCATAAAAACATCATATTGGTTTCGGATATATACACTATTTTTAGCGGACCGCAGATTATTTATCGCCGAATTAAAACCAGAAGTGACTGGTTTATAGTAAAATGTATTACACGAGATGAGTTTGATTGGGCCCGTAATGATGATAGTGTGGTAGATATACAAATAATTAAGCCAATTAATAAACCAAATATAGTTTTTAACGTTGCTAGAGTATGGAAAGATTACTCAAGTATAATAAATTTATTAGAGCAAAATCGACCATGGAATGATGATTCATGTTATTTAATTTCTCCTTTACCCGAAAATGAAATAATAGACTTATTAGAAAACACAATATTTTCAGAATATCTAGAAGATACTGATCCAACTTCACCTAGGTATCAAACTATACACTTACGAACGCGTTAAACAAAGAAGTTGACTTAGAGCAAGAATTTTCCTATATTATACCTCTAACTTGAGGACAAAATGTACAAACTAAAACTATCGGTCTCTAAGACCCAAATTAAGACAAAAACAGAAGGAATGCCCATTACTGACTTCCTTGCAAAAGAATTTGATATAACCCCTACCAGTGACTTAAAAGAATTATTTACAACACGACTATATAGTACCAATTACTGGGAAGGTGGAAAGTGTGGAAAACGTAACTATATTGGTATGTATGGAATAGCGGTAGATGTTGACAACGGTATAACTGTGGACGAAGCAAAGGAATTATTCAAAGAATATAATTACATTATTCATACAAGTACCAGCCATAAAGCCGATTTACCCGCGAAGGGTGGTGCCAAGGATCGTTTTCGCATTATTTTACCTTTTGATCCGAACATGTATACTCGTTATTCAGATGTTAACAGAGCTCAAGCGCTATATGCGGTAATTATCAAGAAGTACACGTTTATTGATAAATCATGTGCCGAACCTGCTCGAAAATATTTCCCATATTTGAATTCAGCCTATCCCCAATTATTTGAGCTATATATTAACGAAACCGGTAAGTATTATGAAGTCCCTGATGCAGAGATAGATACCATATATGCGTCGTTAATGTCTGCAAAGAAAACAAAGAAGTTCTCGAATTATTCAAATGATCTCGTAGATACAGGACAAAAATATATTACCTGGGATACAGAAATTACCTTAGCCGATAAAATCACCACAGTAAAAATACGTGATATTCATGAGGCAACACATAGCGTGTTTTGCCCCTTTTGTGACGATATTAATTCTAATGGAACTTCTGCACATATAGGTTTTAATCAGGAACATTATCCCTTTTTACGCTGTGATCATTGTAAAAGTGTTGGAGAAGGTCATGACGGAAAATATTATTTACCACTAAATGAAAAACTACACAATTTATTTTATTTAGACGATAAAATCTACTGGGTACGTATAGGCAAAAAGAATATCAGTGTGGGTAAGATGCCCATGTCATATCTGAATAATTTAACTTCAGATGATTTAAAAAGATTTTTACGTTGGTTATCAATTAATAAATCTATTTCATCTGATGAATTTAAACTACAAAAAGTATACGATGGTTATACTGAAGAATTAACCTGGAAAATTTTAGAGGATGGTGCAACACTTGAAATGCGGTTACCCCCCATAGCTGTAAAAATTCAGGATAATGCCTATATAAATGAATGGATAGAAGCCACAATGGGACCACATGCGGAATTTTTTAAAGACTATTTGGCTTTGTTTTGTTATCATAATCATGAAAAAATGCCTGTTATAATTCTTACAGGGCCTCGTAGATCTGGTAAAACCACTATAGCGGAGTTTATGTCCGATCTGTTTTTTGACTGCCATGCCGATTGGACCGGTGCCGATGACGATCAATTTAACAGCTATTTTGAAAAAAGATTATTAATTATTGATGAAGCAACTATCAACAAGCAGGAACAGTACACCAAATTAAAAGCAATTACAGGACGAAGTGATTTACGTATAAACAAAAAGCATAAAGCGGAATATCAGGTTGCAAATAACATATGTGTGATTATGCTCACTAATGCCGCGGTTCCGATGTATTTAGTAGATAAAGAATGTCCAGTTGATGCAAAAGATAACCAATGGTTCATGTATCATTTATCTGGTTTTGGAAATGCTTTAAATTCAAGAAAAAAGACTGAATTAATCGATCGTGCTGGGCATTATGTTCGAACAGAATTACGTGATAGATACGAAAGATTTATAGCAAGCGGTCTTGTCAAAGAATGTCGTTATAGCCTTCCTGTGCCAATTACTGGATTATTAAAACAACAATTTCATAATGCAAAGTCGGCTTTGGATTATGAATGTGATTCTGTAATGTTAGGATGTTTAAAAGGTATACCAGTTTACGATAAACTAGGTAATCTTCTTAAAAACGTAGGACCATTTGATATCGTAAATACAGAAGATCTGCGTAGATTGATTGACGCGGCTGATGTAACTAACTCTAATATTAAAAGTTTTAGAGAACGAATGCAACTACGCGGGTATCTGCGTAATGAAGTGATTAGAAAAAATGAACTGGATGCCTGGGAAGTAGATAAAGAAGGCATGAAAAGACTTCAAAAACTAAAAGGAGTTTAATAAAAGATGGATCAACAAAATCCATATTCAGAAGATATAACTAATGTATTACAAGTTGCAAGAAAAATAGCAATAAACGCTGGAAATTCGAGCATTGAAAGTGAACATATACTTCTAGCTATCATTCAAATGCAAAGCGCTGGGTATACTTATTTAAATAAATATGTAAAAGTAGCTTCTCTAGCAATTGCTTTAAGAAAGATAATCGATCATAATTCATCTCAGTTTACAGTAGAGGGAAGTTTACCTTTGTCAAAGCCCGTGTCACAGGCATTACTTAGTTTACGCCCCTATGAGTTGGCTGATAGTAAAGATTTTTTATTGGCACTTATTGCACAATCTAGTTGTACGGCAAGTACAGTATTAGCACGATACGGATTAAACACACAGGGGTTGCCCACCACCGAGGAAAAAACAGCAAAACATCACGAAGTATCTGAAGGTGGTACACCTGCATTAGATGCTTTTTCAATTGACCTCACTAAGTTGGCTTCCGAAGGAAAGCTAGATCCGGTGGTTAATCGTATAAAAGAAATTAGCCGTATCACAGAAATATTAGGGCGCAGGAAGAAAAATAACCCCATACTTGTAGGTGAACCGGGCGTCGGTAAATCGGCTATAGTGGAAGGGTTAGCAATAAAAATCGCCAAAGGTGAAGTCGTTGAATCGCTTATGGGAAAACGCCTTGTTTCTTTAAATATGTCTTCAATTGTAGCAGGTACGAAATTACGAGGACAATTTGAAGAACGATTAAAGGCCATCATAGATGAACTTGTAAAGAACAAAGACGTAATCGTATTCATCGACGAAGTACACACATTAGTGGGTTCGGGCGGGCCCGAAGGCACTGGAGATGCAGCTAATATCTTAAAACCGGCACTAGCGCGGGGTGATATTCAATGTATCGGCGCCACCACTCATGATGATTATCGAAAGTACATTGAGCGTGATCCTGCGCTTGAACGTAGATTTCAAAGACTTCAAGTTGAACCTCCTACAGTAGTTGAAACCATCAACATATTAGAACAAATTTGTAGTTTATACGAAGATTTCCACAAGGTTAAATATGCTCCCGGTTTAGCAAAGTTAGCAACAGAACTTAGTGATCGGCTTATAACTGATCGTTATTTGCCAGACAAAGCAATTGACGTATTTGATGAGGCAGGAAGTGTGGCACATCTTGCAAATGCTGTCGATGTAACAGAAGAGACAATACGTAAAGTTGTATCTACTATGACAGGTATACCGATGACGTCAATTGGGCAATCTGAGCGTGAACGTTTAAAGATGTTAGAAACAAATTTAAATCTGGTAGTGGTTGGGCAACAAGTAGCAGTTACAACCTTAGTAAAAGCCGTTAAACGCTCTCGTACCGGAATTAAAAATCTACAAAAACCTTTTACAGCTCTTTTGTTAGGACCCACAGGTGTGGGTAAAACAGAAACAGCAAAACAATTAGCAAAATGTTTATTCGATAACGAAGACGCTTTGATACGTGTAGATATGAGCGAGCTTTCTGAACAACACTCTGTTGCAAAGTTGATAGGCTCCCCTCCAGGTTACATAGGGTTTGATGCGGGCGGTCAACTTACAGAACAAGTACGTAAAAAGCCTTATTCAATAATACTTTTGGATGAGATTGAAAAAGCGCATCCCGAAGTGTTTAATGTATTTCTCCAAGTTTTCGATGATGGTGTGTTGACAGATGGTAGGGGCAAAACCATTGATTTTAAAAATACAATTATTTTAATGACGTCTAATATTGGTACCGTAGAAGCTGTTAAAGGTAATCTAGGTTTTACACAGGACAGTTTACGTGCAGTAAAAGATGTTAAACGCGTTGATGCCCTAAAGAAACATTTTAGGCCAGAATTCTTAAATCGTATTGACGAGATCATACATTATAGCGATTTAGATGAAGCAGCTGTTCGAAGTATTTTAAGTTTGTATCTTAAACAAATGAGCGTACGAGTAGACTTAACACCTGATGCAGAAGAATACTTTATTAAATTCGGGTATTCTAAAGAGTATGGTGCACGTCCTTTAAGACGGCTCGTACAAGATAAAATTGAGTCTGCGATAGCGGACTTCTTAATTGAAGATCCCGCTTTAAATGCTTTTGATGTTCAGCTAGCAGATGACAATATTATAGTAGCACCACAGGTAACAGAAAAAGAACAGGAAAATTAATGAAACTGTTATTATTTGATGTGCGTGACTTAATGTCTGGTTCACAGTTTGTACTGCAACCGGGTGATGCCGGAATCGGCATACATTTAAAAGAAGACAACCAAACTATTTCCACTGAACCAGGAATTCCAGAACATCTTATTATACATTCTAAAAATATAGTAACATTTGGAATTCCGCGTCTCTTGAAACCAGATCAACGTAATTCTATGATGTCGGTTGCATCACAAGTTTATAATTTCGTTATTCAAAATCCAGACTGGTACCCGAATTATGTCTATCGGCCCGTATTTGATGTTAATATCGATGATGCACTCGCAGTAGCATTGATGACTAAAACACATCGTGAAAAATTACTATTATCCGGCACCAAACTTATGGCGCTGTTGTCTGAGTTGAATGAATGGGTAGCTAATAAATATAATTTTGTTAAAGCGGCAAATCCGCGTTTATTAAATTATTTACTAAAAATACAACAATATCCGTTTTATGACTATCCAGGCAAATCTCGTGTAGAACTTTGTGAAGCTTCGTTAATAGATCTTGTCGAAGCTGTCATGAGGGATTTTGATAACATGGATCCTATAAAACGAGAATATCCCGATGATTTAAAGTTCGATATCTTATATGAAAATAAAAAATCACTTTTAGTTAAAATTAAATCAGAAAGATACGGCGCTGACGAACTTATTGCACAAACATTATTTGAGTACAGGCCCGATGTAGTAAGAGTCATTGCTGCTCGAAAGGTGCGTGGTACTACAAAAAATCACATCACCATTTATAATTCAAGTATTTACACTCCAGAATTATCCCTGTATAATTATGCTAATACAAAAGAATTAAATAGCGAAGAAAAGAAAGTCGGCGGTGAACCGGAATGGAAAAATTTGAAAGTAACTGCATTAGGACCTCGCAAAGGAACTGCTTTAGCACTTGACAACGTGTGGAAGCATACATGTATTATCTCTTAAATTTACCATGGGGCGTACCCGGTATGTACGACATAGTAAAGTCAGACATGTCGGAAAGCTCTGCGGCTGATTTAACGCGTACACAGGTATTATCAACCGATCCCGATCTTTCTTATCTCTCGCGGACTATATACAATGAAACAGAACTATCGTTATTTCCGACCGAATTTAATATAGATGACGTTAATTCCGGAAAAATTTCAATTGAATCTATTAAAAATATTCGGCATTATTTTTTATTAGCGGAAAAATATGAGGTTGTTGGCAAGGTGTCAAATACGAGGCAGTATTTTAAGATAAGAAATATAATGGGAGTTGAAACTATTCTAACTAAAACTTTTAAACTTGGATCACCATTGGAAGATGATTAAAAAAAGGCGCCAGAAGTTGGCGCCTAATTTTTTAGTAAAATCGTTTTTTTGCCGAGTCTAAATCTTGCCCAAAAGAGATACCCGCAAGATACGCTGGCATGGGATCAGTGCCTTTTAAGTTACTTTCATATCCCATAGCAGCTGCTTCTTGAATAGTTTGTTTTAATCTATTAGTTGTTAATCTACTTAGCCAATCTTCCCCTTCTAAAGGCAATACATCAATACTCTTAAAAAATGTGCTGAACTTAATGGGTTGTTTGCCTGCTGCTATTAATGCACGGTTAACCTTAGTAATTGTTGTTAAAGGAATTGTATCACCGCGTAACCATGTAACATTAGAATCTTCCGGGACTTCAGTTATTTCTGCAAAATTACTTGTACCTCTGATAACAGTTTCAATCGATTTTCTAGCAAACTTTTTATCGTAAATTTTATTGATTTCATCTGATGTGTATAACTGTGCTGTCAAATGATTTTTTAATGCAGACAATTCTTGCGGTTTTATACTACCGGTTGTCAGACTATCACCTTTTTTTATAGTTTGCCCTATATCTACTTTTATGGCAAGCCCTATAGGTATGTAGTAGCGTTTTTCTCCAATGTATAAATCAAAACCACCTACTGGATTTGGAAGAATTGATCTAATAACCCCATCTTCTTCTGCAAGTACTGCCTTATCAACGATCGTCTGTGGTACATAGAGTAACTCCTTTAGACGAGGGAAACCGGCAAGGATACCCGTTTTTGCCCCGGCAACACCCCCTGTGTGAAAGGTTTGAAGTGTAAGCTGTGTTGAACGTTCAGTTATTGCTTCTGCATCGAGTATACCAACATTTTCACCTATACGGGGTGGCCGTCCGTTTGCCATTAACCCATAACATTTAACACACACACCACTATCTGCCTCACAAAGTAATGGAGTTCGCACCGGCAAAGTTTCAACATGTTTTTTTCGTGCTTTAGATAATAATTCAGAATCCACTAAATCGTTTCTTGATCCAACACCTGTTACCGCTTTACCTAAATAACGGTCTCCTACTTCTTTATCATTAACAGCAATTTCGATAAAGTTTGGTGTACTACAATCTTCTTCAACGACAAGTAAATTTTTGGTATTAAATAAAAGTTCTTTATTTAAACCCCCACTTTCTTGTGTGTTAATAGATTTGTCGACAACACCTTTACGTGCGCCATAGGACTGATTCCAATAATCAAATGAATCTACACCTTCAGACCAAGACTTTTTAATTGGGAATGGTATAGGATTACCATGAACATCTTCTACAATACCAGGCATAGAAAGAATTTGAGCAATTTGCCCGCCTTTACTAGTACTACCACTACGTAACATATCATAAAAACGATTATTATGTGAAAATAATTCATCCTGTTTAGTGCGTACTTCATTTTTTGCATCCATGTACATTTGTATACGTTCGTCAGGTTTTGTTTTGGAAGTCATTCTCTTTTCAAATTTATCTAATATTTTATCACGATATGCGTGATTAATAGCTATATCAGAAATAGATAAAGTTGAGCCACGATCTACGGCATATTGTCTGCCAACATTTTTAAAATGATCCATGATTTTACCAAAATCATTTGGATGATCTTTATATAAAACCTCAATTAATTTTTTTACATATTTGGAATCGTAATCTTGTTCATAGTTTTGTAGATTTTTAGGTAATGCACTATTTACTAAAATTTTTCCTAAAGTTACTTTTTTACCATTCATAACAAACTGATCTTGCATTTCTAACCCAGCCTTCATGGCCGCTTGTGCTGTGGTAAATTTCTTTCCGGTGTTTTTACCTAGCACTGTTAAAAAGTATAATCCCAACTGATAGTCTTGGCTGAGTTGATGCATTTGTTCTTTGTCACCCGCTTTATGTAAATTCTTGCTTGGTAACATCCCACGTGCTTCTTCAACCGCAGCCTCACTCACCGGCACGTGAATACTTGCAGTATCTCCATCAAAGTCCATATTTAATCCCTTGACAATTAAAGGGTTAACACGGATACTATGCCCACCAAAGCGTATAGGGAAAAACGCTTGTACATTATATTTATGTAAACTTGGCGCGCGATTCATTAATACTGGACGTTCTTGTATAACAACATTTAGAGCTTGATCTGCTAATGGTGACCAATCTCGATATTGTTTTATAGCATCAATAGGTTTATTCCCCTGCCGTACTAATTCTCGTATTACAAAAGGCTTCATAATACTGCGTAACATGGGCTCTGGTAGTCCAATCTGATCCATACCGATAGAGGGTTCTACTGTAACAGTTGACCTAGCAGATAAATCTTGTCTACGGCCCCACACTTTATTCTGGATAAACCCCTCTTTAGGTGAGTCGCCGGCCAATGTTTTTATAAGTCCTTCATATTTTTCGCGTGTATATGTCATTGGGTCTGCTAAGCCTTCTAATGATTTTAACGCTTGATATAACGCTACCCTGTTGGTTTTATTAAATGCTTGATCGTCGACACCGGTTTTTTTAACTTCTTTAATTTGATTGTTTATTAAAGACACGTCACGATAATGTTTGTTAATGGGGGATTCTTGTAGATCTCCTGATGGCAATGGATATATGGGTCTAAAAATAGGAGGTAATACGGGTACCGCTTTCATCATATACGCATCTTCGGGATTAAGTTTAAAATCTTTTAATACTTGCAAATATCGTATACGACTATTCATTCCATTTACTTGTGAAGGGCCCGTAGTGTTTAGATTTTTTCTGGTCTTGATTAATTCTTTGTCGACATCAATATTTTTTAATAATTTTTTAATTAATTTGGTTCCAGTAAGGCCATCAATTTCTAATTCTTCATTCATAATTTGATGTAATTGTCGACCATTTATCCCGGTTAATGATTGTATCGCAGGTTCAAATATAGGATTAGGCATAGTTTCTTGCAAAAGAATATGATTCCAGTTAGTACCCTTTAATCCACCACCAGTAAGTTTTGGATCAAACAAACCACCTTCAATTTCTGCTAGATCTTTACCACGTAACATATGTCCGCCGTCTTTGATTTCTCCAGAACTCCAGGCCATAACATCTTTTGTAGTTGCTGGGAATAGCTTCATTTTATAACCGGCTTTTTGTACATTAATCCCGGCAGCTTGTAAGTATGCCATCATTTTGTCGAATACAAAACTTTTTTGAGGGCGCGGTGGCGGAAACCCTAGTTGTAAGTTACGCCAGTACTCATCATTTTTTTGTGATTTAACTGCAGCAAATTCGTATAAATTTTGTCTAGCACCGTGGGCCAACAAGGCATAACTTTGCAGAGGATCAATTGATTGACCGCCTTCTTCACCTTTAGCCGGCTGTTCATTTGCATCATAAGTACCTGGGATATCTCGAGTTTTGAACTTATGCTCAACTACATGCATTAATTTTAGATAATATTTTGAACCCCAAAATACGGGTGCCTTTGTAATAGGTTTACCATCTCTAGTATATAATATCTCATCTGCGGCAATATTGTTTTTCTTCAGCTGTTCGGTGATATCTGTTAAATAATTTTTGCCGGAAAAGTTTTTTACAATATATGGTTTTCCAGTTTTCATAGCTAATTTACCGGCAGCCGTTTCTAACATTTGCCCCATATTCATACGACCTACAACTCCATGTGGGTTAAAGATAATATCAATACGTGTACCATCTTTGGTGTATGGTGCTTCTTCGTCAGTAATAATTTTGGTAACAATACCTTTATCACCAAAACGAGCAGCAAGTTTATCCCCAACAACTAATGGTTGTTCTTCATATATCCACACAGTGATGGTATTACCCACTTTGCGGACATATTTTATTAGGCCTTCATGTTCACCGTCCCATACCATAGAACGATCGCGATATGGGTGAGAAATTACTTTGTTCATTTGTTTAAGGATTTTTTCAGTATCTGTAAGTTCTACTTTAGATAAATATGCTACCAGGGTTTCTCCTGGCATTACTTTTTCACCCTCTTTTACTATGCCTTGTTCGTCCATTTTTGCTAGATTGGTAGTAGTAATTTTATCTGGATAGTAGGAAACATATTTTTGTTTTTCCAATAAACCATCATTACTGATTTGAATACTTTTCTTTAAGATTACTGTCGAAGTAAGTTTTTTGGCTAACGATTCTGTAACTACAAGTCCGTCTTCAAAGTTATATCCGTACCAAGGCATATAAGCAACAGTTGCGTTAACACCGTAAGAGTAATTTCCGGAAGCGTCTGTAAAGTTATTTCGGGCTAAGATCGAATATGGCTTTACACGATCTCCGGCTTTTACTAAGGGGGTGGAATGTAAAAAACTTTCTTGATTTAATGGAAAATCATTATACAACCCAACTTTATGTTTCTTACCGTTGTCACTTTTTATCGTTACATAATCTGGGGAAACATCTGTTACAGTACCATGCCCAACTTCATCACGTACGCGAGTAGTTGTTATGACACCTAGGATTTGGTCCATTGTATTACCACTAGGGGCCTGTACTTTTACAAGAGGACTTTCGGCATATTTTAGCGGTACTGCTTGACTAGCCATTTTAGCGGCCACCGCTGCACGATTTCCTGAGTTAGTGTTTAGAAACGGAATAAGATTTGTAGTCCAACCGAACATAGCTGTGGGATCAATTAGATAGGCTTCTACATTTTTTTTATCGACTTCATCGACTTGCCCCTTATACATTATTCGTATTTTTGCATTAGTAGCTTTGCCGTTTTCGTGCTGATCCGGAAAACCGACACGCATGTTGTAGAACTCTATAGGCGTAACTTCTTTTTGCGTGCCATTAGGTAATACAACGCTAGTTGTTAAATCTTTGCCCCGCTTACGTACTGCAAGGCCGAGACTTAGAGTAACTCCTACTTTATGTCCTTCCGGAGTATGCAAAGGATCTAGATACCCAAAATGTGAGGGGTGTACGTCACGTGTTTTAAAAGTAATAGCATGTTCACTTTGAATACCTCCTGCTCCGGTCACAGTGGATTTTCTCCACTCTGAAACCATCTCTACCGGATTAGTTTGTGGCGAGGGATTACTTAAATCCCCGGTAGTGAAAAATTTTCGTATAGGTTCCGTATAAGTATCTGCAGAAAGAATTTCACGTATTTGTTCTTTGTTGTCGGTACGATATTTTAAATTCTTTGCTGCGTTGTTAGCTGTTTTTGAAAAATATTCTTCCAGCTGTTCATCCACTGTATACAATTGTTTAAATAAAAGCGAGTCTCGCTCGTCTTCTGGTTCTTCTTTACGCATAACTCTTAGTAATTTACTAGAACTTGCAAGAAGCGCTGCTGGGGATACTTTATCAAAACTATCCCCCAATGTAAGTTTATTTACATCAGGATCCATTTTTGTTTCATCCAAATAATTACGAATATTTGTTAAAGCTTCCTCATACCCCACTTTTTGTCGCTTTAATTTTTCCCAAAGTAATGGAATTTCTTTGCCTTCCTCATTTATTCCCGCAGCTTTATTTTTATCCATTATTTCCGCACCCCACGACGCAGACATTTCTCCATCAGTTATACTTAAGGCATGTAATAATGTGTACAAATGAAACCGTTGTTTAGCTACATAAATATAGAACACACTTTTTTCTGGGTCTAATTCCATCTTAAAGTTATATCCTACAGCCAAGTTAAAAAATGATTCCATCTCACCATTTTCTTTTTGACGTGTGTATACACCCGATTTCAAACGAAATTGGTTAATAGTAGTATATTCATTACCACCTATAATCATAGAAAATCTATCCGTAAGTTTAGGAATATTGGCAATTTTCATATGCTGAACTTCATCAATAACCATGTTAGTTTTATTATCGCGTAAAAGGAAAGAGGCATATACAGGTATTTGCCAAGTTTTATCCAGCAATTTTATTTCCTTCTGTGCAGGTAAATCCCTATCATCGAGATCATCATCGATTTTTGGTTTACCTATTAATTCTAATGTATGTTGTGTTCCCACTACAGGAAATTGCTGTTTTATTGCTTTTTCCAAAGCTGCTTGAATAAATTCATTTTGTCGTGCAGGATTTAACTTATTTTCCATAAAAGCGTGCTGCTCTGCGTGGAATGGTATTGATGGCATAATGTATCTCCTAAGAATACTGTATTATACGATATTAAATAAACAGAATCAATAGTTCTGGTATAAGAATATATAGATATAAAAAGATTATGCACCGGTATTAATAGGAGAACCTTATAGTGAAAAATCCGTCAGGGGAATCGAGAGTATTTCGTATACTTAAAAAGTTAATTAGACCAACAGATTCAAGGGAAGTAGATTTGGCAATTAAGCGTTTTTTCGATTTGTTGGTCCCACCTCGGGACCTTAAAGATTTTTCAAGCGATGAGGTTGCGTTGTACTACGCAAAAACCCTTTGTGAATTAATCTGTGATCTTCGAGATGCGGTGGAAAACCAAGATCGTATCCTAGTTTTAGTTGAACTTAAACATTATATAAGGAAATTTGAAGACGAATCGCTACCGATACCACCCCGGCGGGCTGCTAAAGTAATAATTGATAGTGAATTTTATCAAACATTGGGTCCAAAAGAAGATGGGAAAACCCATGTTAACGGAATAAAGCGTAGTATGTCTGGTTTATATAGAAAAATATTCCCTACGGGGAAAAACATCCCTACGGGGAAAAACACTGAATAGCCGACTACATTACCTATGGGGAATGTTGCGGTGCTGCTCCGGAGAACCGGGCCATTTACCTCCTAATTTGAAAGGAGGCTCGTTATGGATAGCTACATTATCTGTGACGGTGGATGGCGTAGATAGTCATCTTTTAACAAAGACAGCAGAAAACATCCTGCTATCTTTTTTATGGTATAAGATTTTAGCTTTTAGAGTAATTTACACTATGACCGTACAAAGCAAAAATCGTCTGTGCCCTCGTTGTAAAAGGGAATTCACCGACGAAGAAGAGGCTATCAAAACACAATCATGTTGGTTTTGTTTAGCGACATATTTAAAGCAAATCGAGGAAGAGGATAAAATACCTAATCCAGTGGCTTACGGGCATCCAAATGGTTATCAAGAATTACAGTCCATTGAGAGCACGGAAGCATTGAGAAAGTTAAAACCCCTTTCCGTCGAACAGCCAGAGAAACCCGCATTAAACCTAACTGATGAAGAACGCAAACAAATGTTATTAAAGTTTGGGGTCGATCCGTTAGCATCTCAACCTATTACCGTAATAACGGTAAAAGGTAAAAATGATGATACATATTTACAGTTTTCAACTAGAGGAGTTATTTCTCCTGAGATGAAAAAACAATTTGAAAAATGGTTGAAAACGCAATTAGATGTATTGGGAACTGTTGTTACATTTGGTCCTAGTTACGCCAGTACTGTGCTTCAGATGAAAATGATGACCGGTATGGAATTTTTAAAAGAATGAAAAAAATACACGACAAGTTCTATGCAATAGAACAAGAACTGAATAGGATCTTCGTTGAACGAAATGAAACTATTCGCGGCATTATTTTAGCCACGTTGGCTAAAACAAACATATTATTATTGGGTCCTGCGGGAGTTGCAAAGTCAGCCCTTATAAAGCAATGGAACCGACGTATTAAAAACGCCGTATATTTTGAATGGTTACTAACAAAGTTTTCAACACCTGAAGAATTGTTTGGGCCACCCTCATTTAAAGCGATTGAAAATGATCAATATCGTAGAGTTACCTCCGGTAAGTTATCCGATGAGTCTACAAACACCGCATTTATTGATGAAATCTTTAAAGCAAATAGTAGTATTCTGAATTCTATGCTCACAATTTTAAACGAGCGTATATTTTATAATGATGGTGCACCAACTAAATTAAATCTATTTACTATCGCCGGAGCATCAAATGAGGTACCCGAGACAGACGATAATTTAGATGCATTTTTCGATCGATTCCTATTAAAGTATCATATCGAATATATCAAAGAAGATGGTAATTTTGCACGCATGTTAGAAAATGATTTAGACGCTGAGCCGGAAAACTTCATAACAAAGCAAGAAATATTAGAAGCGCAAGAAGCAATCAAGACGATAAAATTTTCTAACGAAATGATGCAGATATATATCAAGATGCGTAAAACACTTTCAACAGAATCTTTCCATGTCAGCGATCGAACCTATAAATTGGTTATTAATTTATTAAAAGCACAGGCGTGGTTAAGCGGAAGAGAATCTGTCGATACACCTGATTTTGAAATCCTCAAACATGTGGTATGGACTCTTCCAGATCAAAAAAAACGTGCGCAAGGATTAATATTAGATATAATCGCACCGGAGAAAAAACGTATACTTGAGTTACTTGAAAATTGTCGAGAAACTTATGCAAATGTGTTAACCAAAAAACAAAGTAAAGAGCGACATAATGAAGCAATGGAGGCTTTGCATAAATTGAAAGATGCCTCAAAAGAAATTGAAAAACTTAAAAACATTATGGTCCAGCGCGGTGCATCTTTAGAAGATGTTGATGCGGCAGAGAAAGAAATTGAATCTCGAAGAAAATCGCTTCTAGTTGACGAAATAGGTGTTGGAAAAGCTCTCGGTCTTACTACATGATCGCTTTAACTAAAAAGACACGGAATCTTTTAGATAAGATTCGTAAGGGTGATAAATATTCGATTAATCACGATATGTTTGATCTGGAAAAATTTAAATATATAAAAGAGCACAGCAAAGAGCTCCTTGGCACAGAAGAGCTCGGAAAAATTGAATATCAGCAATTTCCAGAATTAATGCAAGATACCTTCGATGCTTTGTTTAAAAATGAACCTACATTGACAGAAGAATGGAAAATGAAACCAGACTACATGCTCAATCTAGAGATTGCAAAAAAACTAATCGAAAGCGCACGTTATAATGAGTTGCGGGTAATAACTCAGTTAGATGAACTATCTAGTGCGTTAGGTACTGAAATTATGGCGCAGCAGCTGTTGGATTGGTTAAAGGAAGCCAAGGAACAAAGAGAAGCATTAGATGGCTTAATGAAAGCCGCAGCTGATTTAGCGGGCGTCGGCCAAGAAGGCGAAACCGACGAAGAAGCTACAGAAGAGGGCCAAGAAGGCAAATCAAAAAGTTCTAAGAAAATGTCGCTTGAACAAGCGATGAAACATTATGAAGAACAAATGAAAGCATTTCAAGCGGCTACAAACGATAGAAAATTTGTACAAGGGATTGAAAAAATAGCCGCTAAAGTAAAAGATACCGTACGTGAAACCTCGGAGATGATAAGTAACTGGGGATTAGAACGGTCCGGCTCATATTCCAAACGACCTGTAAATCAAAAGATGGAATTATTAAATAAATTGCGGTCTAGTAGTAAATTACAACAAATTGCAAGATTGGCCGGGCGTTATCGAAGATTGGCCTTGCAGACTAGACGAGAAAAAGTAAAACGTGGTATGGATGAACAACATTCCATTACGCAAGGAAAAGATTTGGGAAGACTTATTCCATCAGAATGGATGAGGTTGAAACACCCACTTACAAAAAAAATGTTTAAGGCGGATTTCATAGAGGGCAAAACCCTGATGTATGAAATTCGTGGCAAAGAAAAGAAAGCTAAAGGCCCGATCATCTGTTGTATAGATGAGAGTGGCAGTATGAGTGGACTTCCCGAAACTTGGAGCAAGTCTGTAGCATTAGCTTTACTTGAAATTGCAAGAGAACAAAAAAGAGATTTCTATGTTATCCATTTTTCCTCAGGAGCAAGAATGGAACAACTTCACACAAACGAATTCCTCAAAGACAATCTTTTCGATATTGAACAGATGATTGACATGTCTGAGTACTTTGAGAACGGTGGCACAGAATTCGAACCTCCGCTTGATTGGGCACGAGTAAAGATTGGTGAAGGAAAACAATGGAAAAAAGCCGATATAATATTTATTACGGATGGTGAATCAGCCGTAACACATCAATGGTTAGAAAATTTTAATGCTTGGAAAAAAGAAAACAAAGTAAGTATTTACAGCGTGTTGATCGATTCGGGCCCAAGTACCCCCATCGTATTAAAGTTGTTTTCAGATAAAGTAGAAAAACTAAGTAGCATGAAACAAGATGCAGACGATTTAGCAGTCTCAATTTTTGGTGAAATTTAATATGTCACAAAAGAAAAGAGTCTGTGATGCATGTAATAAGCTCATCAGAGATGGCGAACGCATGCGCCTTATAAATGATTTCCAATTACATATGGATCCGTATTGTTTTTATTTATATACCGAAAAAGTGAAAAACGGGCAGTTACGTGTGCCCTTTAATTTGGAAAGACATACATAATTATAGCTATAGCTTTTATTTGTCATTTAAACAATGACAGACTCTATTGCGTTTCGCAATAGGTAACTTACTAGCGAAAAATCGGGATCGCGTAGCTCCGCAGAAACAACTGCTTCGCTACGCCGGGCGTCGATTTTTCGCTGCATACCTGACGCCGGCACGAACAAGCGCTCAGCGACAACGGAGCTCCCTCACCAGGCCACAATCTTAGCTGCGGCAGAAAGACAGAGACCTCCCGCTTCAAAAAAAGTATAGCTAAAAAAAATGATTGACTTTATAGAATCGATAAAAAATGATTTACAAAAAAAAGTCTTTAGCAGTATTAGTACTAAAATTACCTAACGGAAATTTCAGAACAACAGACATATTTGGAAAAATCGAGGAATACACCCCTGCGGATTTTTCTAAATATGTAGATGCAATTGTATCTACTTCTGCAGAAATAAAAGATAGCGCAATAAAAGAGAGTCTTCAAACGATTCATGCTTTATTGTTATCTGAAAACACTGCAGAAGCTATTCAAATGATAGAAACATTTCTCTAATGTAGTATACGTGATAGGTGTAATAACCTAATCCAAGATGTACGTTCCGTACTTCGACATACATTAATATTAAGGTTGACTAAAACATGGTTAGACCTTGTAAGGGTACATAGAGATTATCCCCCACAGTTTTTGACTTACCAAAGTCTCCGAGTGCGCATCGCGCTACGCAGGATAATTTTCATCAAGAAATACCGTATTTCGATCTCGGCCCTCCTCTCCGAGGCTCTTAGGTTTATTATTCACATCTCCGAATAATAAACCAAGTACCCCGGCACCGGAAGCCAAGATCGAGCAGTGTGGGGGATTTACAGCGAGTGGGGCAGGTAATACTGCCCTACTTTATTATAAGGAATATTTTTTTAGTTTATGACTATATTTGAATACTTAGGAATATCTAAAGATGAATTAATAAATTTAGATATTTCTCGGAACTATCTAACTTATTTTATTAAAAAAAGTGATGGTAAAAGAACTAGGCGAATTGACGCACCGTCTCCTAGTTTAAAATTAATACAAAAAACAATATTAAGGAAGTTATTATATACGTATCGCGCACATGATATTGCGCATGGTTTTGTAATTGGGCGCAGCCCTAAAACTAATGCTGAAGCACACATAGGTAAGAAATATATTGTTAAGATAGATATAAAAGATTTTTTCGCATCGATTACTATTGATACGGTTATATTTTATCTGACATATCTTTTGAAAAAACAAAAGAAATTTGATATCCCATCCAAAGAAGACATTGAATTACTAGCAAAGATACTTTGTTTTAATGGCAGTCTTCCGCAAGGTGCTCCGACATCACCTACTTTTACAAATATAGTGTGTTACGGCTTGGACATAGAGCTGGATAAATTACAGAAAACACATACATGTACGATTACTAGATACGCAGATGATATAACAGCTTCATTTAATGATTCTACAAAAATTTATTCGATTATACAGAAATTAATAGGCGCTATTAGCATAAAAGGCTTTAATACAAATAGTAAAAAACTACGAGTATGTTCTAGCGCTAAACGTCAACGTATAACCGGAATTGTTGTAAATCAAAAACTAAATACACCCAAAGAATCCTGGAGAAACTTACGAGCCACTTTACACCAAAGCGCCTTACATGGTATAACCGAAAAAGACGCGCAGAAATTGCGCGGGCAAATAGAATGGTTGCGGACGTTAAATTACTCACGGGGCATCCAGTTTCTGAAGAAGTTCGAAAAGCTCAATGTAACGCCGCATTTAAATACTTTGCCGACAGCGGTAGCACTTACTTAAAAGTTCCGCTGCAAGGCGTTGGTTTATATCGCACTGAGGGCTTCCCTGCTGTAGGGCATACTACACATATTTTGTATAGACCGCTGTTTTTTGTGCTTGATTTCAAAAAAGATTACTGCACAGGAAATAGTATGCAAAGAATGTATCTTCAGCAAATTATTACTTTATTTGAAGGTGGGCGCGTAACACAGTTACCCTCGTTTTCATATAAAGTAACATTGAATAAAAATGTTGTTATCAGACGCATGATAGTTGATTTAAACGATATTGAAAAGGAAATCTTAACATTAGCCGCTGAGGCTAATCGTTTTATGTACATGTATTGTCGCATATGATTTTTAATAAAGGGAACTAATGCCTGGTTTGGTTTTTGTTGTATTATTCGACGTTATTATAACGATCGTACAACGATAACCTTATAAGCATTTAACCCATTAACTTGATGAGAATATACTATTAATATACAAGAAATATTTATTTCTCTCATTATTTATGAGAGATGACTAAAGGTCTTGTAGCACAGATTGTAAATGGTAAAGGTGGGCATTATCCTCTTTGCATAATTGATTTTAACATTGATATAGAAAGTGGTATTTGTTCTATAGCTATCAATGCCAAAGGCCGTGCAAACAGAGATAACGCTTGCAGCTATTGCTATGCTTCTTATATTTACAAAAAAGACCCAAAAGCGTATCGTGTAAAAACGATAAAAGAATCTGAGTTTAAGAAGATTGCAAATAAATATCCATTGCATATTCTTAGATTCGGAAAAAATTTTGAATGCGGGCACAAACGATCAAGGCTTGAACTTGTACAAGCTCTTAAATATTGTGTCCAATATAAAATACGTCCCGTAGTTACATCTAAATTATTAGAATTTGATAAAGACGTTGCCGACTTAGTAAAAGCCGCTAACGGAGTAATTCATATTAGTTTAGGTAAAGACGAAGACGAACCTGGGGCTATAGCTCAAGGTTCAACAAATGAATGGCGATTAGAACAGGCGATGGCATACAAAAAATATGGTTGTCCTACTCAAGTACGAATAGTAGCCGATGTCACAATGCCTATGAACGCTTTTCATAAGAAAGCTTTTACGAGTATGGGTGGTAGCCACGGGGTACTTTTAACGCCACTCCACTATACTAATAAAGCGCATTTTGAGTCTATGAGACAAGATGTTACATGGAAGCAAGCCAAAGACTCTGGCTTATTCTCATATGTTAAAGGTGATCTTAGACCTAATATTATACACGATGACTGGAAACAAACTAAAGAGCGTTGTGGTATAATTGCGAGTCGTGAATATTGCAATAATTGTGTTGGAAAAATAGATTTTAATAAAACGAAATACAAAGAACAATTGATTCAACTTAAATGGAATACTGAGCCCGCCGTGTAAGCGGGTTCTTCATGAATATAAAATGGATAAATGAAATAAAAAAGGTAGGATTTAAAGATTGGTTTTGGTTTGTATTTAGATTACAACGAGATGAATTCCACTCTTCACTCAATCCAAGATATCAACATACGATGACGTATGATCAAGTTAACAAATTATGAAAGCCCGTGATAGGGCGCATAATATAGACCTAAAATTATCGGAAATAAAATAGCTATGAATATAAAAAACATCGAAGGTAGGGATATTGTTGCTGGCATACTAGCAATCGGGGCAATAGTGGCAATTATAGTAGGACAAGCTCCCACTGCATTTGAATTAGGTTTTTTTGCCCTCGTTATTGAATTTATAGGATAATGTCAGTTAAATATTTTTCAGTAGACGTCGAAGCAGATGGTCCAATACCTGGAGATTATTCCATGGTCTGGTTCGGGGCTGTTATAGTCGAACCAGGGCTCAAACGAACTTTCGAAGGTAAATTACAACCTATATCAATTAATTTTAATCCCGAAGCATTGAAAGTTTCAGGTTTAACGAGATTGCAAACTGAAAAGTTTGATGATCCAGAATTAGTTATGTCAAAGTTTGTTGTCTGGGTTACTGGTAATTTAAAACCTAATGAACGCCCAGTATTTGTATCTGATAATAATGGATTTGATTGGATGTTTATGTGTTGGTATATGTGGCATTTTGCACATGAAAATCCTTTTGGATATTCATCGGCAAACATTAATTGGTTCTATAAAGGATTTACTAAGAACTTTTATAAGTCATTTAAACATTTACGTGAGACAACTCATGACCATAACCCTGTGAATGATGCAAAAGGAAATGCAGAAGCCTTTATTAAAATAGCGAAGTTGGCTGGTATGAAAGTTTAATGCACAAATCATCGTGCATTTTTTTTACTATCTTGATATTTGATTTTGTCCTTATTTTTGCGTATATTATATGTATATTAAATTAAAGGAAATATATGGACAAAAAGAGATTGTTTATTTGGTGTGATAGTCCTACCGTATCCACCGGGTTTGGTATCGTTGCAAAGAACTTATTTCGTGACCTTCACAACGAATATGATGTTTATATTTTAGGTATTAACTATTATGGTACCGATTCTTATGATACCTCCAAATGGTTTATATACAGTATTGATGGGCAAGATCCCTTAGGAGTTATGCGTTTTGAACGCATTTTAAACAATGTTCGACCAGACAAAATTTTATTGTTTCAAGATATTTTTAACATACAGCATGTTTTACCCGTTATTAAAAAGAATTTTCCTAACGTACCCATATTGGCTTATTTCCCAATAGACGGCAAACCCGTGAATAGATTCTGGAGACCAGCTTTTGACACCCCAGATAAATTAGTAACATATACCAAATGGGGCATTGAATCCATTTTGGAAACACACCCTCATCTAAAAGACAAAAACATAGATTATCTATACCACGGAGTTGACGTAAACACATATAATTTACTACCTAGTGCAATTAGACGTAAAACAAAAGAAGAATCTAAATGGGGCGATAAATTTCTCGTACTAAGCAACAACAGGTTTCAACCAAGAAAAGCTCTTGCGTTAACTATGCGGGCAATGGCTTTATTTGTAAAAGGTTACAAACAATGTAAATGTGGTAATACTTATTTAGCCAGTAAAGACACTTGCGATCTTAACGGCTGCGATTCTTCTTGTGTTGTTGGTCAAAAACCAGGGCATTCGGATGCTGTAATTTATGTCCACGCTGCAGTATCTGAAAGAATAATGGGTCCCGGACCTGCAAATACCCTAGGGTCTGCAGCAATAAATGCCGGGTTCACCGATGCAGACATTCCCAAACATGTTGCTCTATTTAATGGCAACGCTTATGAAAAGCCGTATACCGACCAGCAAATGAATTTGCTATATAATATAGCTGATGTAAATATCAGTACAACTTTGGGGGAAGGTGTCGGACTATCGCTAATCGAGGCTGCAGCTTGCGGTACAACTAGCGTTGCTCCAAATAATTCTGCTATTCCGGAAATGTTGGGGGATACAGGTCATATAGTTAAAAATGCGGCTTTGTTTAATATTGCACTAGATAATAATCATATGCGTCCCGTCGTTGATGTAGGGTGTGTTGTAGCTGCGTTAGAAATTGAATATGAAAAGTGGGTCGCTAATGGTCGGAAAAAAGTAGTTAATCAATCTGCTATTGATCGCGTGCAGCAATTGTTCTTGTGGGACGATAAAAGAGAGAAACTAACAGAATGGTTAAGACAATTATAAATTATAGAATTTCTTATGCTTTAATTGTATTTGTGGTAGGTATTGTGTTTAATATAACATTATATAACTTATTTTTGATTACTGCTATAGCAGAGATAGTGATGATTGCCGTCTTAAGTGAACATTTAATTAATAACAAACTTGTAAAAGCAAAATCTATTTATGGTTTCTTGATTTTACAGTATGCAAATGGTTCTGAGATTGATATGGTACAAATGATACATATGGGCGGCGGCAGGATACTAGCTTGTTTATTAGGCAGTTTTGCAGTTTTATTTTACATACCAACTATTCTTATTTATCTGTCAACTTGTTTCGATATCGTAAAAAAGAAAAGCCGCTGATTTAGCGGCTTTTTATTATTCGTCTATCTTCTCATACCAGACAGTTATTTTTGGAGTTCCATCTTTCATATAAGCAAATTCTTTACCGTAGATTTCTGCAGTTACATCATTTAAAAGTTCTTCATATCTTTTTTTATCTGCCGGATCTGACAGTTCAAATACATCAATTTTTTTCATCGTCTTTTTTCCTATAGATACTATGTTCATAGTACATATCATGCTCATGAGTAGTATCTGTGGCTATTTTAAGCATTTCTGTATCTAATAAGCCAGTTCCAGCCGCCTCTACTTGTATGCCGCAAATACGACATTTCCATATTTCAATATCACCGTATTTTATCATTTTGTCGATTTCTTACCTTTATCCGCTTTTACGGCTTTTTCTTCTTTATCCCACTTCTTTTCCTCATGCGTCATTTTCTTTTCTTCATGAATCATTTTTTTCTCTTCGTGTTGCTGTGTTTGATTTTGCATTGTAGCCTCTGCCTGTGGTTCCGGCATTGCGTTGATATTTCCTTGCAACCTCTGCATGATAAAACTGAATGCAGTCGGTGCTTGCTTCTGTAACATAAGCAACGTTTGTTGCTGCATTACCGGATCCATACCCACCAACTGTGCCGAGTATTTTTGTAATATATCGCTAGGATCTTGATCTGGGGCCTGTAATTCTTGTTTAAGTTCAACAGTAAACAATCGCTCTCGTAGACGTGCCGCTTCTTCGGCTTGTGCTTCTAATGCTTTTGCTTGATATCGAGCTGCGATAACCTGAGCTTTGCCTTGTGCCTCAGCTTGTGCTAACATTTGATCCATAGTCATATCTATGGTAGTCTTATTATCAATTTTTTGATACTTACGTTGATCGTTGGGATCTAATCCAAATTCAATTTGTAAGTATGAATCGGATATTTTATTTAATTGAGCTAATTGTATTAAAGCTTCTTTTGTCTGAATATCATCGCTCATACGGAATTTTTTTAACGTAAATTTCACGGGCGGAAAATCTAAGAAAGCCGCTATTTTTGGACCTGCAAAGTAATTCAAAAAATCATGTAATTCTTCTCGATAAGTTAAAAAATGATTTTCAACAATTCGTAAAGATACACTGCTACTTGTCCATGTGGCTCCGCCTTTAATAAATTCGGTAGGTACCCCAAAAGAATTTATAATTAGCTCTTCTAGGAACTTTAATTCTGGAGTTACCTGTAACATTTTCGCATCTCCACTTAAACCCTGGTAACCGAGTGGTATAGGAAATACTGCGATATGATTTGGATCACGTCTCCAACGTCCTAAGTTATCTTCAACAGAGGTTCTCCATGCTCCAAGGTTCATTTGAGTAAAAGGATCAATGTTACCTTGTGAACTAGGAAATACTGCACGCATAGGCACTAGATGGTCTGCGGCAATAGCCTCATTACCGCGTCGTAATGTTTGCATGTACCAAAGCATCGGTAACGCAGACAATATTAGTGGTTTACCCCAACCTTGATCTTCCTCTGCCAAAGTTGCACGTTTAAAGTGATATAAATTATTCGGATCTAGCACAATTTTTCGATTGTGTTTTACAGCTTCAATAAATAATAATGGTGTACGTTCGATTACTTCTCTCTTGCCGTCAACAATCGCTTTTTTTGTATAAGGTTGCATATCATAGTAATAGCGGTTTTCTCCAGTTAATTCATCGTGATCAATGGCAATATTTTCTGGAGACCATCTAACAAACTTAAAATATTTTGCATTTTTTAACGGATGATCTTCGGCTTTAAATATGATACCCTTGGCGCCACATTTCGTGCAATCACCATAAAAGTTATAATCACGCCATTGATATTTAACACGTTCTACAGGAAATACTTCTCCGCACACAGGACATTTTAAGAATCGGCGCGATTTCATATTGGTAGAAATGAAACAATTCCCGTAGGTAAAGTAATCTAAACCTATTTCTATTAGCAATCTTTTTAGGTTGATATGATGATTTATAAGTTCTGTGTATTCTTCACGTAGTTTTTCATCTGGAAGCCCCTCAAACATGAGATCGGTTATGGGATATTCCGCAAGTTTAGTAATTACGTTATTAACAAATTCGTTACGATAGAAAAATATGCGGCATAGTTTGAGTAAGCTTTTAACGGTACGCGGCATAAAAAATCTACTTAGATCTAGAAATGGGTTCGGATATACGAGTCGAGTGGTAGCTAACGCTTGTGCGTCAGTCCCCCCTAGCTGCATGTCCGGCATTGGTAAATTAGCCATTTGTTTTTTCCTTTAAGTATGTGAGTATTGCTAGATATTTACCTGCCTGTATTTCTTCGGGGGTTTCATCACCCAGAGGAAACGGCCCATTGGCTGCCAATGTTGTTGCTTTGTCCAAGTAAGGATTATCTAAACCTACCTGGGGCGGATAAATATATACACCTGCTTCATTACAATTATATTTAATGTATAACTGAACTTCTTCCGAGTATTCCATATTCGGGCGAATTTGTTCTGCTAACTGGACAGCATACCACAACTGTTCAGGAGTACAGCCTTCTATTACGCTAAAGTCAGGTACAACATCATTTAAAGCAAGTGTGATGTCTTCGAAACTATAAAAATTCTCCCAGAAGTGGTGCGTATGTTTCAGCACTTTTAGCGCCATAGTCTTATTGAACTCTTCTTCTGATAAATCAGGATAAAGTTGCCTAAGAGTATCGGGTTCTAATAATTCTACTTCTTGGACGAATTGTAAAAGATCTTCTTGTCGTGACATTATTACGGATTTACACCTTTATCTATTGCTGTTAACAACTTAGCCGTCGAAATATCCTTTGTAGGATTTCCTGTTTTAGAGGGTTTATTTTCTGTAGGTATAATTTTATCTACTATTCCTTTACCTTTACCATTTAAATCAGTCTCCATCTTTTCAGATGTTTTCATCATGGCCTTAGCAAGCTTTGTCTTTACTGGAGAAGGAAGAGATTCATACACATCTATACCTTCATCGCTTTTTAAATCATTCATTGTAGCATCATCAACCAGCCCATTAGGTAATTTACGCAGTGATTCGAGATTGATTTCGATACCAGAATGTTTAGCTGTTTTTATAATTTCGGTAGCAAAAACTGTGAAGATAGGATCTTCAATAGATTTATTCCATTCTCGGTTTAAACCAAGTTCTCTGTCTAATGATTCAAGAACTTTAGCAGTTTTAACTGGTCCTAGCTTATTTGCTTGTTTCACCAGTTCGTCGAATGCAGGACGATTCTCCTCTGCAACATATCCCTTACGTGCAGCAACTGCAGCTTTAAATAATGGATTTAGCTTTTCCGGCAGTATATGAGCATATTTTTCAATGCGTGTACCTTTGTAATCTACACCTAATTTATCAGCGGCAGTTTTAACATTGATAGCGTATTCAAATGCATTTAATGGAGAAAAACGTTTCCAGTGATCGGTAAAATAGGTTAACGCCTTCTTTACCATTGGTGCAGTATGAATAGGGTATTTATTTCCTAAGGCATACTTTATATCAGTGGCCGCAGTTTTAACGTGGGTGGGTTTAACTTCTGCAATATTAACCCAATTACTAACTGGTTTATCTTCTACAAATTTCTTTATAGATTCTGGTACAGTTATTTTATAAAATTTTGCAGCCTTAGATAAATGATATGCTGCTACTTTTATTATTTCTTCTGGAAGCGACTCTATGCGATCTTCAAAAATTCGCATATTGAGTTCTGTGATATATTTATCACTCATCGCAAGTTTCTTCATTTTACCGATATGTGGATGATATAAAATTAAAGCAAATTGCTCATCCGGGATTTCTTCGGTTTCTTCTAACGAGGGAATATGCGCGTTTTTTACCAGCTCGTCCTTTCCTTTTGTGATATCAATAAGATAATCGATTTGACCCGCAGTTACTAGATCAGTAACATCGTATTGTAATGTTGCTAACTTTTTCATAGTTTATTTTGTTTTCTTATATTTTTCTACCAAAGCTGCCCCTGCTATCCCTGGACATGCCGGTTTTCTTTGTAACTCATCGTGTGTATACACATCTTTTGTTGTTAATTTTAATTTAGTCAGTAAAAAATTTACTAACCACTCTAGTGCTTGAACTTGTATTTCAGGTGGATCCCCATCACGTACTTTTATTATTTTGCCGTTTTCTATATAATTATAAAAACCTCCAAGACAAATAGCAAGGGAGATAGTATTCATATTTTTTACATGTGAGGTTATATCACAACGTTTGTTACATTTGTAAATCTTACCATCGGGTTCTATAAAATAATGGTAAGGTATTTTAGGCATTCCACGTCCTAATGATATATTAGGGGTATTGTTGATACAGTATGTGTTAGTATCTTTAACTGTTTTGGTTCCCAATGATTGATGGATTACAATTTTCTTTATTTTAGATTCTTTTCTAGTTTTCCACCGCTGACCATTTGTATTCCACGGTAATGTATCGGACCAATCTATAATTTCCATTTTAAACGTGTTCTTCCTGATCCCAGTTTGCTGTTTCAAATCGTGAAGCACCACCAATATTAGTTACTATATATTTTGTGCCTATGACATATCCTAAGGTAGATAATCCGATTAAATACCATAAATAGGATAATACAACACCAATAGCTATGAAATATATAGTGGCATAAAACCAAACTATCCAACTTGATCTGCCTAATGACATTTTAAATTTAAAATGTTCAACGGCATCTTCGTCTAATTCATCCTTTTCTGCTATGGCGTGTAGAAAAAATTCTAAAATTTCCCACAGCATTTCTTTTGCGGTTATAATTGACATAACGACCTTAGTAAAAATAATAATCTATCCCTATTTGCAATTTGTCGGTCCATTTAGATCCAACAGATTTCCCCGATATTTGATAGTTCATCCCTACCACCCAAAACTCGGATACTCGATATTTTAATCCCGCATATACTAACCCCGCTGGAGTTAAATTTCCCGAAATTGCTGTTTTCCTGAATGGTATTGCTACCATTTTTTCATTGTTAATAATTATAAATGAACTGTCTATGGGAGGCCGTTCCGTTAATAACCAATCAAATTTATTTTTAGAAGCGTTTAACGGATAATATGTAACAGCCAATTTTCCAAATGATTCATCCTTTATCGAACCCATATATGGTGTACTTAGTGCAGATATTACACTATCTTTGTTAGTAACTGTAGCTAATAAAGAGTCTATTTTTATCTTATATAATTGATCTATTATTGCAACCCCTGCTGCTACACCACTAGTATCTTTACGTGGTATATAATGATGTATAATAGTTGTATCGCTTTTGACGGGGGAATTTTCTATATAATTTACCCAGTACACGTCTCGGGCTTGCACTGCGGTTTTTATTGCGGTTACATGCCAATACCATAAGCCTACTACTAAGCCCATAATTATAAATATAGTTTTATATTGTATTACAAAACTTAAAATTTGAGTTAACATTTTATTCCATTTCTTTGTTATGATCAGTTAAAGCATCTTCTTGTTTTTTGTCAAATACTGTTTTTGTTCTTTTTGGAACTCAGTAAATTCACTTTCACTCATTAGAACCAATTTCTTTTTTGCTTGGTGGATCAGCCAAATTAATGTACCGTAACCACCGAACGATCCCAAACCTGCAGCTATAATCCCGGCAACCTCTGCCGTAGTAAAAAAACTGACAATTAAAAAGGACATATATCCCGCAAAAACTCCTACAATTGCATGTATAATCATTATTCCTATAGACAACTTATCAAGATCTTGCGTTTTAACTAAGAATTCCGATAAATATCTAACGATACCCCCAAGTATGCTTGTTAGTACTATTTGTAATGTATATAACGGGTCAATCATTATTTATACACCTGCGAACCACTATTGGTATAATTACAAGAACTACTCCCGCCAACATGGTTGCACCACTAAATAACCAAATGTATTTCCATCTAAGAGATGTAAGCATTCCAGTAATTGTCGATGTAGGTGTAAATACTACATATAAATATTTTGCTGTGAATGGGTTAGGTGCCGGTATTATTGTCCAAGTTACTAAATATTTATAACCGTTAAATTGTGTAATGATACTAGGTTCATTGTCAACGGTAAGTTGATATGTTGATATTTTATTATATATAGGTAATAATTCTGATCTAGCTATAATGCCTGAAGTTTCCGCCAATATTATGCCGGCTTTAAATGTTCCCGCGGCATAATATTTTTGGAAGATTTTATTTCCTTCTATACATATAATAGGAAAGCCATTTTCAGGTTCCCATTTAAATAAAAAACACCCTTCGTTAGGATCTGTTATTGTTCTAGATAAAAACTCTCCTAAACTTGCATCACTTTGTGATTGAAATTCTTTTGAACCATAATAATGAGCGGCCATTTGTGTAATTGTATATGTTTTATAATGGCTTCTTTGAGAATAAGAAACATTCTCAAAGTCATAGAATGCATTTCTTGTTACATACAATGTTCCTAACACCAACAGTATATTGCAAACTATGAGAGCCAGCAGAGCTACGATATTTCGTCTCATACTTCCCCGTATAACTTATTATAATTTATTCGATGATAATTACATCGACTAGTGGAATTAAAATATCCGCCGATAATTTTTCGGCCTCTAATTTAGTTTTATTAATTTT